ATTTTTAAATAGAGAAATTTCTCTTTCCCTTCTAGATAATAATAAATTATCTCCGCTACCCTTTTTTTCATTTACAAAGCATAATAATTGTTTTAAAATTAAATCTCTATTACCTGAAATTATTATTTTTTTAGTATTTGCATAATCTTCTAAGTCTATATTATACTGAAATAAGAAATCACAAAGAGAATCAAATTCTTGTTGGATTATAGGAGGTTTCCAAATACAGTAACTGTTAATCCAGTTTTCAACAAATTGAATATCTTTTTGAAAAATAGCATTCACTTCATCATTACTTAATTTTTTATTTATTAAGTACTGTTCATTAGGGCTTATTAAGTGACCAATACCTGTAGTCCAGTTACCATTACCATCTTTATATGCTGAATACCTAATACCTTCACTAATCTCAAGTAATTTGATACCATTTTCAGAAATTTTTAAATTTAGCATTTTTATTCTCCTGAATGAGCTTCATCTATAGCTTGAGCTATCTTACCTATCTTAGTATTAGTATCTTCTGCAAAAATATGAATCAAAGCAAAAAATAATGCAGCACTTCCCATGATAAAAGAGCCTACTTTAGGTAACTCTGTTTCTATGTACTTTCCGTATAACCCATAAAATACCATTACAGATTTCCAAAATTTTTGTTCATAGATTATAACTTTTAATCTTGCATTTAAAAAAGATAACTTAGCTCTTATAAAGTCTTTTTGTAAAAATTTAAATTTGTTCATCTTACTTCCTCAAAATATAAAGTCTTTGCTATAAAAAATTATTTATTCTTCTTTATTTCTTTATTTTCTTCTTTGGTCAAAATACTTTTACCATCCCAATCCTCAGGTATAAGTTTAGATAGACCAGGGGGTAAAAATCCTCGTATAAAAGAAAACTTTAATCCTGTTATTATTTCTAATCTAAGAAAGAGCATAAAACCTTCTATTGCTGTGAAAAGAATAGAAATTAAATTAAATAAATCTTTGAAATCCTGAAAAGGTAAAAAACTATAGAATATTACATACCCAAAGTATAAGAAAAGAGATATAGATATATATATCCTTAATCTGCTTAAAGATTTAGATTTTATAGAATTTTCTTGAATTGCATTTAATATCCAAGCGAAAGAAAGAAAACAAAGCCTAGTAGCTAAATCTAAAATGCTGGGTTTTGTTAGAAGAAGCGTTATAAGTACTGAGTAACTGCTATTAGGATCTACTATCTTGTACTGAATATCCTCACTAATCATAAATTTCCCTTTTTATCTTATTTTTCTTGATATCTCTGCCTAAGATAGCAATGTATACAGTTAGATACACTAAAGTAAAAAAATCCAAAAATGTCATATTGTGTGTATTCATTTCTATATCCGTAGCTAGTAGGAAACTAAAAATAATATTTAAAATCACACCTTTACCAAAGCAAAATTTAGTTAAAAACTTATTTTGAGATTTACTTAAAGTTACTACAATAAAAAGTAAACAACATAAGTTTATTGTTTCATTAGCAATAATTACTTTTACACTACTATAAACTGTGGGAGTTATAATAAAAAGAATTAAGTAATAGATAAAGAGAATAAAACCAATACTTTTTATTACACTTATACTTTTTACCTTATTTATTAAAAACATTTTATATCTCTTAAAAATATTTTAGGACTTAAACATTAATAAGCCTCCAATTAAGGAGGCTTATTAATAGGATTCTTTATAAGAACTTTTTAAGTGTAAATCCTTAAATCATTTGAACCCAGAAACCAGTAGTATCAGAGGCTGGAGCTACTCCCAGTGTAGGAGAAACTAAAATCCCTAAATCTTCTAGCATTGCAACTGTAACAGTAAACCCACTACCACCATTATTTCCTAGTTGAGCAGCAGTAGCCGTAAGTACTGTATTAGAGTTATTAACATTACCTACACCACCTGTAACTAGAGTAACTGCAGTAACTACACCGTTAGTAACAACTATATTAGCAGTAGGGTATACATTCATAACAGGACCAGAACTTAAAGATAATGTTACATTTAAGAATGTACCACTACCTCCATCGTTATAACCAGTTCCACCAGCAATAGCACCTAGTGCAGTTACTGTATTTTCTGTTAAATACTGACCAACCCATAGATGAGAAGGTGTACCACTAGTAACCATTGGAGTGAAAGGACCAACTGGACTCATAGTAGTAGAACCAAGACTAGGAGTTCCAGAAGCATATTGATATTGACCTAATGCAGGATTACCTTGAACTCCAGCAGCAGCAAATTGTTGATCAACAATACCGTATTGAGTTCCACTATTCCAAGCACCTGCGTAGTAAGTAGCTAAATTAGAATTTTGCATAATATTAATTTCCTTTAAATTTTTAAATATTAATTATTTTTTCTTATTATATCAATAATAAGTCTTTTCAAAAATCATATTAACTAAGGTTCTGAAAATAAGTTCCAAATATATTTGAACCATCGAAGAAAAAGTAGTATAAATCACTCACTGCTCCAGTAGACATAGTAGGAGCAGTACCACCTGACCATAATATACCTGCTGTTTCCCAAGATACGGAGTGATTACTCGTAGTATTTGTTAATCTAACAGTTATAGTCTGACCAGATTTTTGATTACTGAAAGATATGCTTAAATCATCTACTAAAGTGAAAGAAAAACTATTACTAATAGACCAATCGATATTAGTTGTACCTAAGCTTTCTACTAGAGAACTAGTTTCTGGTATTGAAGATATTATTTTCAAATTAGTTAAACCTGAACCATCTCCAACAAAACCTCCTAATTGTGAAGTTACACTTCCATCCTGATCTAGTAATAAAGTATTTTGTAAAGAATTAGAGCCATCTTGTACAACTTGAAACTGTATAGCTCCTGGAGAACTAGAGTCTGAAATTGTACCTGTACTAGAGGCTTGAAACACTATATTACTAAAAATATTGTAGTAGGTACTACAATAACCTAAAGAAAGAGTATTTCCTAGAGACATTCCATTTGTAACGGCTCCATCAACTGTAGTGTCACTATTAGACCTACTAAAAATTACAGTTGATGGCGAAACAGTAGAATTTCTAAGATATATTTGTAAGGCTTGATCTCCTTCTCCTATTTGTGAAGTTTTAGATTGTGAATTATAACTTGCACCCGCTACAATAATGCCAGAAGTATTACTTCCAGCATTTCCAAAAATAGTAGGATCCTCGAAAGTCTTTTCTCCTGCAAAAGACTGCGTAGAAGTATTAACTATTCCAGAATCTGTAGCTGAAGCCGAATCACTTTTTAAAATTACACTAGATTCATAGCTTACTAAACTCATAAATTAATCCTCAAAAATGTTAATACTGGTAAGTTCCAGATAAGTAAACAGTTAAACCACTAAATGAGGCATTAGTTAATTGTACACAATTTTGCCCACAAAGATATATTACATTAGTTTCATCAGTAATCCCAGCTACAATTGAGATACCTCCTGAACCTAAACCTCCTGTGGAAGCAAAACCGCTAACCATAGCATATGTAGAACCTATAATTCCTCCAGCATCATACGAAGGTATTGGGGAAGGTAAAACTACTTGAGCTAAACTAGTATCCGTTGTTGTAGGGTAAGTTATAGAGCATGAAAATGTAACTTGATTTGGAGTTTGAGAGTATAATCCTTGAGTTGAAATAAATGTTAACTCACCAGAAGAACCATCTACAGGAGCAAAAGTTGCATTTTTAACATAATTATTAAGACTAATTGTTCCAGAATCTATAGATATTGAAGTACCATCAGGTTCAACTACACCTAAATTACCTGTAGTAGCAGTATCTACACTGATAACATTACTGCCTGAAATTTGAATTGGAGCAGTACCTGTGTAAGTGCTAGTAATAGCGAATCTAGTTAAAACAGTAGCAGCAGTACCTACATCTGGAGCTGAATTACAAATCCAACCAGTTCCACCATAAGTAGTTCCATTAATTATAGTGGTAATTGATCCTGTTTCTGAAGAACCAAAAGCAAAGTCTGAAGTTCTTGTTAGAGTATATGCAGTAGCTGTAACACCTGATGCTAAGTAGATACCATTAGCTACATTTGCACCTCCTGAAGTTTCAGAGGTTAGCAAAACTCTATCTCCGTTTTGTACTATATACCCATCAGTATTTAACTGAGTTACAGTAGTACCTGTAATAACAGAAGTTTCATCATAAGTTCCACCTGTAGCAGAGGTAAATACTACTGCACATGGATTTTTTACTTCTAAACCAGTTATCGCTGAATAAATATCTCCAAGTGCAGTATTTAATTCTGTACTGTTAACTGCTCCACCAGTAGGACTAGTAACATAAGTACTGCCAGATATAACTCCCGTAGGTAATGTACCACTAAAAGAGATGTTGCCTGGAGTTGATCCATCCGTAACTAGAACTGAATTAGTAACATTAGCAATAAAATTTGTGGTATTAGAAGCTGTTTGTACTAAAAGTTCTTGAGCTGAACCACCAGAAAGATTAGTAGCAGTTGAAGCATTACCTGTTGTATCTTGATTAAGTACAGGAAAATCTGCAGCAGTAGCTGCTGATATTGCTCCAGTTACAGAGTTACCTAAGAGAATCCCAGTAACATCCGTAGACAAAGTAATAGCAGGAGTAGTAGTAGCATTTTCTACAGAACCAGAAAAGCCATTAGAATTAACTACACTCACAGTAGTTACAGTACCACTTGAGTTCCCAGCTATTGAAACTGTATTAAAAACCCCATTACTCGTGCTTACATCTACACATACTATATATAGAGTAACTCCAGCAGCTACCTCTACAAAACTAGTAGTACCATCATTTAAATATACTGTTATTGCAGCGCTTGAGTTATTATAGAACTGGAAAGTATATTTGTCAAAAAGTGTAGTAGCATTAGGAAGATGTACATCAATAGCAGTAGATCCTGAAAATTTTTGTAATAATAAACTTTCATTTGTTAAAATATAAGGATTAGCAGAGCTATCTGTATCTATAAGATCTATATTTTGTAAATTTAAATTTACTGCTGTAGATACAGTGTTCAAATCACTAAACTCTACTACTGTAGGTAGAGAAGTACCTAATTCTATTAAATTAGCCATTTTTATTTTCCTTTATAAAATTATGCAGAAGCATAAACAAGTTGGTTAACATAGATGGTAATTCCAGATAAATCTGAATTAGTCAGTTGAACACCTATATCTGTTGCATTATAAAATGTGAGTCTGTTAGTTCCACCTATTATTTTTACTATATAATTAACTCCAGCAGCAGAGCTAGGTATTAAGAAAGACATCGCCTTATATGTATTAGGTACTCCTGATAGTGTAACTGAAGCAGCATTTGAATCAGAAGTTGTAGGGTAGGTAAAACTTACATTTGCAAAAACTATGCTTCCAATAGTGTTATACACAGAATTTTGAAAAGAGAAAGTTAAACCTGCAGCAGAAGCATCGGCTACATTGAATGAATTACTTACACTAGGTAATGTAATTCCATCAATTTGGTCTTGAATATTAGAACTAGCACCTGACAAATATTGAAATTCAGTATTACCTACAGAACCATCAGCAATTTTACTTGCATCAATTCCTGTAGGTAATACTGAATTTAAAAGTAATCCTGTCGAATCAAGACCAGCAACTCCATTAACAACATTAAAATAATAACTCACTAAAGCTATTTGGTATGTATTTTGATTTCCTTGATTTACTGAAGTAGTAAAAAATAAAGCACAACCCCCAGCGGGTATTGCAATTTGTGTAGCACTTGAATTTGCGTATGGAGTAGAACCAGTAATACTACCTGAACCAGTTTTAGATAAAATTACTGCACTACCAGAAGTATTATTTACTATATATAAATTACCAGCTGCATCAGTAATTGGGGGTATTTGTGCTGCTAATAGTGCTGTAATAGTTTGTGAAGATGCTGTATTTATAATATGTTGTGTAGCAGTAGCTTCTATATCTAAATTAATAGTTTGAGTTCCAACGTTATAACTTTGACTTACCTGATTAATAGTTCCATTTGTTGAAGTTAAGTTGATGGAAGTAGCTCCACTACCAGAACCTCCAGAACTTATAGCAGTCCAAGCTTCGTCAGAATTTGGAGTAACTCCTAAAGTTGGTTGTAAGTAAGAATTAGTTTCCTCATCGAATGTATAATTACAAACATAAGTTATGTTATTAAAGATTACAGTAGGACAAAGAACTTCTGTACCGTTTTCACTTGTTCTCACTGCATATTGGAATTCAGAATCCCAAGTTCCTAAGAAGTTCTGTACTAAATTTGTTGTTGACATATGATTTCCTTATGTTATTAAAAAGTTATTAAATATTTAAGCTGAGGCATAAACTAATTGAGAAATTAAAAGATTAATTCCTGACAAATCTTGATTTGTAATTGGATCTCCTGTGGCTGCATCTACTATGGTAATCACTCTACTTCCCAAGGCTAATTGTCCTTGGTAAGCTATGCCTGGAGTTGAGCTAGAGATTAAAAAAGATTCAGCACGATAAGTATAAGGAAGACCATCTAAAGCAAAAGATGCTGGAGATGTATTAGTGTTCGTTGGGTAAAGAAAATTCATATTAACAAATACCATATTTCCAATTATATTATATATGCTTCCTTGATTAGTCAGAGTTAAAAATGAACCAGAAGCATCAATGGGAGAAAAGTCTGTACTAGTACTTGGTAAAACTGGCAGAGTTGTAAGCAATTGTGTACCTGCAGAATCAATAGAGCCTACCACTTGACCTGGTGTAGCTACTATAGGTTTCACTGTAACTGAATTACCATCTGATAATGTTAAAATCCAGTCTGAAGTTGCAGATTGTGTTAAAGTTATAGAATTACCCGTAGGTCCAACTTGTAAGAAATTTTCAGTATCTGTTATTTGAACAGATGTAAAAGTAGGGGTATCAGGATAAGTTAAAACTCCACTATTTAAAAGTATAGAATAAGTTGTATTAGGTGTCAAAGTGGTTATAATCGCACTACCATTACCTGGTACAGTAATATTAGTTGAAGTACAATTAGCCCATGCGCTATACCCTAAAAATAATCCTGTTAAGTTGATTGGATTAGTATTAACATTAATAAATTGATACATATTTCCTAATTGATCAACAATATTTCCAGTATCAAGTAAATCTGAAATGTCTTGATTTGTTGAAAGATCTGAAAAAACTGTAAGACCAGAAGAATTACTAACTGCATTTATTTGGTAATCATTAGCATCACCAGCTCCTAATGCGGTAGTTGTAAAAATTGCAACTCCACCTAAAGGTATTTGCAAACTATTTTCAGTACAATTTGTAAAACCACCGAAGCCATCAAATATTCCAGTAGAAGTAGTAGTCAAATTAATTGCTGGAGTTCCTAAATTATTTACTACATACACGTTACCTACAGCATCCGTAATAGCTGTACTTTGAGAAGCCAATAAGCCAGCAATAGTTTGACTAGTAGTTGTTGTCAAGATATAAGTTTTTTGTAAAGAAGAACTCAAAGAATTAATTTGATAAGAAGTATTAGGGACTACAGTAGATACTAAAGCTACGGCACTTGGAGGGATAGTTATACTAGTACCAGTACAATCTGTAAAACCATCATAACCAAAAATTTGTGTGGCTGTTAAAGTAATAGGGAAAGAACTTGTATTATTTATAGCATATCCGTTACCATTCTGATCTGTGTATGAACTTTCATTTATTAAATCAGATATAGTACCACTAGTAGTAGAAGATATAGATTGTATACCACTTACTCCAGAACCACCAGTTCCTCCAATAACACTCCAAGCATTATCTAAATTAGGAGTAATTCCCAGAGTAGGTTGACGATATGAATTAGTATCCTCATTGTATGTATAATTACATACATAAGTTGTTCCATTATAAACTACTGTAGGACATAGTACTTCTGTACCAGAGTCATTTGTTCTTACAGCATAAAGTTCATCAGAAGACCAATTTCCCAAGAAATTTTGTACTAAATTATAAGCTTTATTAGACATTAAATTATCCTTATTGTTTAAAATTTTAAATTAAATAACTTCCACTTAGAAAAATATTAGAGCCTTCTAAGAGTTCGTTAGTTATATTTTCTGTGTTCATTCCACATAGTATTATTGAATTTGTATTAGGTAAAATTTTGCCTAAGATACTAATACCTGAATCGGTATATCCAAGAATACTATTAATAGCTCCATTAGAGTTAGAATTAGGAAGAATACCTAGTCTGATACTAGCATTATTAGATCCTGCTAAACTTGGATACATAACTTGTAAATTAAAATTAACTGTATTTAACTCAGTTGCGTAAATAGCTTTTATAACAGTTAAAGCTAATGACTCAGAAGAAGCATCAGAAGGAGTAAAAGTACCTTTAGAATAATTATTAACACTAATAACTCCAGAGTTATTATCTGTGATAGATTCGTTGTCACCTCTAGAAACTCCCAAACTAGAAGTAGAAGCTGAAGCTATTGAGACTTGAATATTTCCAGAAGAATCTATATTTAAGTTTGAGTTATTAGCTAAAGTTGCCGAAGTAGGGACTATTACAGCTCCTCTTGTTGTAGAAGTAGCTAAAGATAAAGTAGAAACTCCTAAGTTATTTAGAGTGAAACCTCCTGTTAAATTAACAGGATTGTATTTATTTGTAATAGAATTAAAAACTGGTAATTGTGCATTAGTAGCTGAAGTAGAATTAAAATCAGAGAGAGAAGTAGTACCAAAGTTAGTTACTACTCCATGGCTACCATTAATAGATATTACTCCTGGAGTACTTATACTAGTAAAATCCCAAGTACCATCACCTAAAGTAGGAGTAGAAATTAAAGTTAAGTAAGCTGTGGCAGCAGATAATATTTTATATCCACTGTAATCTGTACTATCATAGTAAATATTAACATTTCCAGTTGAGTTATTAATTACTTCAAATTGATAGTATTGATAGAGATCAAAAGCATTAGGCAATTGGACACTTTGATCTTCAGAACCTGTAAATACTAATTGTTGTCTACTATTAGAAGTAAGAATTAAAGTTTCTGAAGAGTTAAATGTAGAGTTATAATTCTGTAGAATACTATTAATACCAGTATTAGAGGCATTAATGTCAGTTCCTTCTATTAGTACGGTTGAACCAATATTTGTATTTTGTAATTTTGACATACTAATCACTTTTTAAATAAAATTAAATAATTCAAAAAGATTTAGATGTTCTTTAAAACAAAAACAAAGAACATCTAATAAGTCTCTTTAGATTATAGTTAAATATAATATCTACCTAGATTATGCAGTTAAATATTCGATTTGAGAAATTACTAAATTTTGTCCAGACAGTTGCTCATTAGTAACTGCTGTGCCTGTAGTTTCATCATAAATTGAAATTACATTACTAGTAGCTGATATTGTTCCAATATATGTAACAGTAGGCGCAGCTGTGAAAATAGTAAAAGTATTTACCAAAACAGCAAAATCTAATTCTGTTAATAAAAGGGCAGCATTAGCAGTTAATCCCGTTGTATCTGGATATGTAACATTAACAGTAGCAAAAACTAATGCGTCATTAATTTGTATATATTTTGAACCGTTATTAATAACAACAACTGTATCTGCCGAATTATTAGTAACAGTCAAAGCAGTACTAACAGTTGGAATTACAGGTAATGTTCCAGATGTTATAGCACCATTTGTGTTAATACCTGTAACGTAATCGCCTGCGGCAACTGTGCTTGGCTGTACTGTAACTGTATTTGCATCTGGTAATGTAACTGTACGATTGGTAGTTGCATTACTACTAAATATACTTTGTGATAAATCAGCACCAATGGATAAAGCATTAGATGATTCAGTAATTGTCACAGTTGTAAAACTAGGAGTAGTTGGCAATGATAATCCTGCACTTGTAAGTACAATAGAATAGCTTGAATTTGCTACTGAAGTAAGTATTAAAGCACTACCATTACCAGGTATTTGCATAGTTGTAGCAGTACAATTTGCCCATGAATCGTAATTTGTAAAACTACTACTTATTGTAATAGCATTAGAATTAGTATTTACAATTTGATACATATTTTGAACTTTGTCTACTACGCTAAAATCAGTAAATATTGATGCTAAATTTCCACCTGCTAAAATACTTATTCCGTTAATATTAGAATTATTACTAACTCCTGTAATTTGATAAGTATTAGCATTACCAGCACCTACAGATAAAGTTGCAAATATTCCAACACCTAATGGAGGTATTACTAAATCTGTACTACTACAATTAGCAAAACCACCATAACCCAGAAATGAACCAGTTAAAGTTTTTGTTAATTTAGTATAATCATTTGAGGTATTAGTTACAATATATAAATTACCAACTTTATCAGTAATTGCGGGTATTTGAGCAGCTAATAATGCAACAACAGTTTGGCTAGTTCCAGTTTGTGCAAAGAACGTGCTTTGTGGGATACTTGCTTGTAAACCAAGGCTAAGAGTCTGCGTAGTTGCATTATATGATTGACTTGTTTGTGATACAGTTTCATTTGGTGATGTTATTATAAGAGATGTAGCTCCACTACCAGAACCTCCAGAACTTATAGCAGTCCAAGCTTCGTCAGAATTTGGAGTAACTCCTAAAGTTGGTTGTAAGTAAGAATTAGTGTTAGAATCATAACTGTAGTTACATACATAAGTTGTATTATTGTAAATTACTGTAGGACAAAGAACTTCTGTACCAGAGTCATTTGTTTGAACAGCATATTGGAATTCAGAATCCCAAGTTCCTAAGAAGTTCTGTACTAAATTTGTTGTTGACATTATATACCTTTCATTATTTATACTATATTTTGAGAAAAATTGAATATTAAAGCTGAGCAATCTTCATTTGTGGTGCAAGCATCAATTTCTGCTAAATATGCTTCATACTGGATGTTTAGTTCTGTTTCCCAAGTACCAACTTCAGCTATTACTTCGTTTAACTGAGTAATAGTTATTGTAGTTGTGGAACCATTAAAAAGCATAAAATTAGAATAAGAACTTAATGATTTAGAATTTAAATAAGATTGTAAAGCTATATATTTGGTTAAATCATTAAATGATCCAGGAATTAAAGCAGTTAAAGAATCAGAGTTGTATCCAGAATTTTGTGTATTAGAATAAGCAATACTTAAAGTATTTTTTGCTGCTTGCTTAGCTTGTTCTAAAGTTTCTACAATAACACTTAGAGGGCTTAATATCCCAGCTGAAAGTGTAGCTGAATAAGTATTAAAATTACCATTATTGCGCAACCAAACTATAAAATGCTCATCATCAGAGTAGTCTGTATTGAGTTCAACACCGAAATAATCTCCATAAATATTAAAGCTTGTAGGGTTAGAAAGTAAGGCTTCCTCCATTCTGACACGAGCTGCAATTTCTTCCAAATCTCTTACACTAAGAGTACTTAATCTTACATTGTATCCTGTAACAGTTCCACTGCCTTGTACTGAATTATTTCCACCAATTTGATTATAATTTTGGGCTAAAAAAGTCCCCCCTTGTATCCCTGAAAAACCACCTACTGCTGCCCAATTTATACCCGCTGGAACTCCACATTGGGCATAAGTAACTCCCCCTGAACCTGATGGAGCAGTATAGATTGAAGGTCCATAAGTTGTAACAACATTTAATGAAATCCCTCCTGTTCCTCCGTATAATTGAGACCAAAATGCATTTACGTCACAACTTGCAGCATATTTATTAAGTGTAATTAAAGCAGATAGACTCATTGTTGTAGCTGCACCAACATATTGACCTTGTTCTAAATTTCCAGCTACAATAGTAAATGCTCCAGCATAAGTAAATGCAGCTGCAGCTGAGACATAACTATTCACATAAGATTCTGTAGCCCAAGGACTATAACTGACAATATTCTGATTTTCAATATACCAACCATCAAGTCCTGCTTCACACTTAAAGTACTTATTATAAGTTCCTGCAGTCATAGTAACTGAGTGTGTTCCATCAGAAATTATTCCTACTAAGTTTGTAATACAAACAGTAAATCCAAGAGGTACACTTGAGTATGCTGGTAATGAATAAGTACAAGAAGTAGGGTAAGTATTATAAATAAGTGAACCATTATCAGCAGTACTAACACTATAAGAAGATATTGAGCCCAATGCTTTAGTAGTATTATAATCTGAACAAAAAGTTGGAAATAAGTTTACACTGGTATTAACTAAATCAGGTAGAATAGCACTCACTCTAGTAAAAGATTTTCCTATTAAATTCTGAAATATTAATAAATTTTCAGAACTAGAATTAATACAGAAATCTGTAATCACAGGATTATCTGTTTTTACACCAAAATCTTTCAAAGTTTTTAAAGTTAAAACTCCGTAATCATTTGGTTTATAATAATACTGAAAAGATAAATACTCATTAAAGAAAACATTTGTACTGAGACCAGTAACATTTGTAGAAGACAACCAATCACTAGAAATGCTAGAACCTAAATCTACTACATTTAGATAAGCAGGTGAAATATTAGTAATTACACCTTGCACGGTAAAATTTAAAAAAGTAGGAATGCCTCTATCAGAGTCAGAAATACTTTTATCAGATAATAAAGACATAGTGTAATTCAAATCAAAATTTCCAGCTTCTCCTGTGTTTTCAAAAATTCCAATTACAATTTCTGAACCTTCAAAGAAAAAATTATCTTCTGGAATTATTCTGCTATTTTCAGTAACTATTGTAGGGTTGTTATTTTCGCTAAAGTTATGAATATAAATTTCTGTGCTTAGGCTTATTTGATCATAAAAATTTGGATCCTGAACTACTAAAGTTGTAACTGAATTAGTTATAGTTTCTACTGGAACATAAAAAAATCTACAACCTGTAGCTAGACCAGGACTAGACAAATTAGCTCCTGGAACTTGTAAAATAAAATTTCCAGAACCGTTTCCATTTAATGTTATGTTTATTGATTGAGAAAAGTTTAAATTTCTAAAGAAGGTAAATGTATCTACTTGAATATAAGTGTTAGTTTCATCATGGGATATAATTTCAGGAAATATAAGTTTATCAATTAAGTCATATCGATCAAAATTCCATAGATTAACACCATTTTCAGGTAAGGCAGTCGAAGAATAAAATAATTTGGCAGAAACGTTATTACCTTGAGGGTCTACAGATTGTGTAATATAATTATTAGCTAGAGTACTTCCTTGAGATCCAGTTATTCCTGCTACGGACTGAATAGCTGCAACACTACCTACTTGTACAGCAGAAGCAGCATAATTAGCAATAGTATTTACTGTAAAAGAACTTACTTGGTCTGGAGCTAAATTACTTGATTGTATAGTAATCTGCATATTAAAAATATTACCTGCACTAGATTGATAAGTAGGAAATTTTATATAACCAGTATTATTACAACCCACAGCAAATAAGCATAGATTTGTAGCATAAATTACGTAAGGTGTACCTATAATAGTTGTTGGAATAGCATCATAATCTAAAGTTATAATTACCGCGTTTGGATTAGTAGCGTCTACAGTACCTGCTACTATATAATCTCCACCATCAACATAATAAAGATTAATTGGATAATCTACAGAATTCAAAGCATTAGAACTTAGAGTTGTTAGAGTTATAACATTTTGAGTTCCATATTCTGTGGCATTAACGTAGATAGAGTAAGGTGAACTTAAACCTGTTAAGTTTACAATTCCTCCGGTAGAAGTTAAACCTGTTTCTACAGTTTTTTGAAATCCAGCGTAAACGAAGAAAGAATTATAATTGTAAGAATTTCCTGCGGTATCTGTAGGCAACCAAGAAGGTACAGTAATTATAAACTCAGAAGTATTGTTACCAGTGTAAGGTAGAACAGTAATCTCAGAATTATCTATACCGTATACTGATCCTGTTGCATCAAGTTGTGTGTTACTACCTAAAGTTACATAATTATTATAAAATTGTTCAACTAAAGTAGGTTGTGAACCAGCTGAAGTCTCTTGAATTTCTGCATAAGCATACCAAACTTGAGTAGTGTTGCTAATTGCTTGAGAAACAAGATTAGCTCCACTATTAGTTAAAGTGCAGTAGTAATTTCCTGTAGGTGTGGTCATATCAAAATCCTTAAGTATTTAGTTTGCGAAGATATAAATATTTTTAGCATAAAAAGTAGGTTGAACTACGGAAACTGTTGCATCCACAGTTCCTGCTGATTGTACAGATACTCCTGTACCACTAGGGCTGAAAGTTCCTGTAGCATCCCCATTTACTGAGTTACCATTATCCCAATAAGGAGTGTAGCCTCCGTTCCAATCAGCACCACTAGCATTGGCTGCAGTATAACTGTGAGTATGTCCTGGATCTGTGACTTCGTGAGAATGATAAAGTAAAGGTGCAGGAACTGTGGCACTTCCAGAATTAGTTCCTGCTACGTTAGTAACACTAGACATTGCGATTGTTGAGTCTACAATTAAAGGCAGAGTATCTGAACCTAATAGAGTATATAAATTTGGATATAGTATAGTATCAAATGTAGATCCATCACAAGCTAACCAAGTACCTGTAGGACTTTCTAAACTTCCTGAATTTTGCATAGAAATCATAAAGTCCCCAACAAAGTTAGTTGTACTACCAACTGTAGCCCAAGCTGTATATGTGCTAAGTGATTGCTGGTCTACAATCCATTCGTTGCTATCTGATATTCCACTATTTTCACACTTAAAATATCTATTTGGATTACTGGAGGTTTGATTTATGGTGTTATCACCATCCGTGATAGTTCCAACTTGATTCAGAATGCAAACAGTAAAACCTGTATTTACAGTATTTGGATCTGGCAAAATATAATCGCAAGTAACACTAGAGTTATACAAAAGACAAAAGCTGTCATCTATCGAAATTGTATAAGAACTTAAATTTCCTAAGTTTGTAACAGAGGAATAATCTGATGAATAAAGGTTAGGTGCTGACATTTTTAAATTTCCTTATTTATTTAGCAAAAATAAATGCATTTGTAGCATAAAAAGTAGGTTGTGTAACAGGTAAACTTGGACTAACTGTTCCAGCATTATTTAAAGATATCCCAGTATAACCAGTAGAGGAAGTTCCTGTAGCATCTCCATGTATCTCATTACCATTAGCCCAATTAGCTGTTTGTAAACCATTCCAGTCTCCACCGCTTGAATTAGAAGCGTTATAATCATGAGAATGACTAGGGTCGTTAGTTGCATGTGTATGATAAGGTAAAGGGAAATTAACCAACTCTTCTCCTGCAGATGTGCCCGCAGGATTACCAGTACTGCACATTGCTATTATTTTCCCTGTAATATTAGGTAAATTTGTACTTCCTAATAGAGTGTACAATTTAGGGTAAAGAGTCGGGCTAAATGTAGAACCATCACAAATCAACCAAGTTCCAAAAGTTGTAGAGTGTTCTGAATTTTGCATTGAAAATTTAATTTTACCTAAAGAATTAGCAGCATCTACTTTAGACCAAGACACATAACTGCTGATTGGTTGTTGATCTATTATCCAAGTATTATTCCCATCAACACTTCCACTTGTTTCGCACTTAGTGTATCCATTAATATTATTTCCAGATTGATTTACACTGTAGACTCCATCTGTAATAGTTCCCCCTTGATTAAAGATACAAATGGTAAACCCCACTGTCAATGTTGAAGCATCTGGTAACCTATAAATACAAGGTGAAGTTCCATTTTTACTTATTAATGCAAATCCGTCTGATTCTTGAATATTATAGGAAGTTAAATTCCCTAATAATATTGCTCTGTCATAATCCGATTGAATGTAATTAACAGCAGTATCTGGAACATACTGTGTAACTTCAATATTATTATTCATAGAGTCTACAAAAGTTAAGTAACCTGTATAGTTAGATAAATTTCCAATACCTATAACTACTAAGTTCTTGTTTAAAATGTAATTACAGAAAGAGAGTAATTTAGTATAATCTACTTGTTGACTTAAGTTTAAGACTACATAACAAGATTCTATATAATTACCATCAACGGGTGTATAATAATAAATCTTACTGTAATCTGGAACACCGTTAGTTACATAAGCATTAGAAGGATCATAAAATCCCGTTAGAGAAGCAACATTACTGGTAGGCTTATAATTTAAGGGATTACTTTTATCTCCTCTAAAAAATTGCACCCATATTGGTATAATATTTATTCTAGTATCAAATACATATGAAAATAAGTCTTCCACATAGTTAGTACCTTTAGTCTTGTATATAGTACCTAGTAAAGGTATTAGATTTAATAAAGTAGGAGTGTCAGTTATTGAACTTGAATAACTGAAACCTAAATATTTTGCTGTTAAATCTAATAAATTAGCATTTAAAAAATTAGGATCTCTTATATTTTCTGATATGGTTAAATTTTCATAAACTGAACGATTAAACACGTATGAAATAGCTTTTACAAAATCAATGTAAAGTTCATCAGTTTGTAAGTTTTGAGGTAGTAAAGCCAATAAAGTTTCTGAGCTAACTTTTATAGGTATATATTCTGACATTAAGTTCCTCCTACACCATTTGCAGCATAAGTAGCTGTAACATTTATTTTAGAGGTTAGAAAGTAAGAGGAAAACCTATTCCCAGGATCTGCTTGAGATAAAACTGGGGCATCTGCAGTACAAAATATAACTCCAGGACAAACTCCAGAGTTCCAATAGCTTGAATTACTAGCTACAGGTACTACATACTCTCCCACTAGTGCTTCTGGTCCTGCAGAAGTATAAGTTCCACCATAAGCATAAAAATATTGATAAGGCTGATAGAAGTTTATCTGTCTTTGCCAAGTAGCACCATCATCAATTCCTACAACATAGACATTGTCACCATTAAATAAAGTAACTTCTGTAGAGCCACCATCAAAAGATACAGTAGTTCCTGTACTAGGTGCATTTACTACATTATAATACGAACCTGCTGGGGTAGCTGCAGCATCAATATTTACTGTGCTTCCAGAATTAGAAAGCTCAGGAGTACTTGTAGATGCATCCCACTCTCCCAAATAAGCACTTTCCTGATTTGTATAAACTATAAATGTTCCACTCCCAGAATCAGATACAACGTAGTCTCCATTGAAAACTACATAAGTTGTAGAGCCACCATCAAAAGATACAGTAGTTCCTAGTTCATTAGCATTCATAACAGAATAAGTAGAGCCATTTTGGTACTTTAAATTCTGAGGTTGAGAAGTAATGTAAGTATTCAATATTTTAGGAGATCCTCCGTTTAAAGAATTGATGCTACAGTCCCAATCCCCGATAAAGTTAAAATTTTGATAAGGAGGAGGATTAAACTGACTTATAACATTTTTGTAACTTCCTGCAATTGGGGTTATAGGAGAAAGGTAATCTGAAGGATTTACAGAAATTACGATGTAACCTAATTCATTTGTACTAGAAGGTATCGTTAATGTCAAAGAATTTATTACTATTGAGTTTACTCCAAAGATACTTTGCAAATTATTTAGTAATGAAGAAATATAAATAGGCTTACCAATAGAATCAGAGTTTAAAGTAAAGTAATTCAAAATTCCGGATTCTACTTGCTGTTGAAGTGAAGTTAAACTAATGTTGTTGTTAGTTATAACTGTTAAATCCATTCCTAAAAGATTAGGAAATGAAGGAAATACCTCATTAAATACATTCTTCATTTGAACTGTTTTAATTTCCTGATCCAGGTTATAATATAGAGAATTTATATTAGAATCTTGATTTCTTAGTATGAAGTATTCTTGTAATCCTGAGATTTCAGTATCTGACCAATCAGACAAACCCCAAGCGGGTAATGAGTCTTTTATAAAGCAAGTGTAATTATTATATTGATTTCCATTCAGGTTGTAAAAGTATAATAAATAGTTGCAAAGTTCAGAGTCTAGGCTATAAGTAGACCTCAATGAACTTAAAATATCTTGCAAAGAAAGCAAACTTATACTTTGAAAAACAAAATCATTTTTCCAAGTTTCAGTATCTTTATACAAGCAAAGTAAATTTTGACCATCTTCTCCAGTAACAATGCGATTTAAAGATGCATAACCCCCAGAAGCGGAGGATACATAGGTTGCAGTTGGTAAAGTAGAAGAACCTCCTGTAATAGGCAGCAATGCGGATATAATCACATTACTTGTATTAAATTGTGAAGTCAAATTAATGCAAGTAGTTTTGTAGTTTATCCCTGTAGTATTATATGTGCCCCCTGAGCAAGTATAAAATATGAAACTTATAGGATTCTGGGCTAAAGGTATAGCACCAGTTGTACCATTTCCGAATAAAATTTGAGCTGTTCCTGTTGAAGTATTTGAAAGCTGAAAATTATTAGAAGCAGAAGAAAGTTTCCAGATGGCGTCTACTGGTTGCCAATAAGTAACAGGAGATGTTCCTACTGTACAGAAAGCATTGTAATACTGAAAATTATTTCCATAGTAAAATGTTTGTAGAGGTAATCCAGAGCTTATAGCAAAATTAGGTAGGTTTACTATATTTGCTTCTTGTATTGTTAATTGGGCAGACTGACCAGAAACTAGATTTACAGCAGAAGCTCCTCCATTAATTTGAGTAGTTATAAACTGTCCACCATTAATGCTGAAAACATTATTAGAATTAACATTTGAACCAGTACCGTATATAGGGTAAAATGGATTAAAAATAGTTAATGGAAAAGTAGAAGGATTAGCCTGATACCAATTATTGTTATACTCTACAGTTTCTCCCGCAGTAAAAACTATATCTCCTGCTCCAAAATCTACTGTACCTCCTACAGAAACTATATAATAATTTCCATTAGCAGGATTAGATCCTGAATTAGAAAGAGTTGGAGTATTAGTTGAAGCATTCCACTCTCCTAAACAAAGAGGATCTTTATACATAACATTTATTAAGGTAGAACTTGGAGTATATCCTTGTATAGCTACCCCTAACATAGAGACAGCGTCTAATATAGATTTTTGGTCATTGGCAGTAGAAAGATATGCCTCTTGAATAGAACGCTCAATAGAGTATTGATTATATGCTCCAACCCCAGATATAAAATCTATAAGAGTTTGACCAATTGAACTTTGGTATAAGCTATTCCAACTTTTACTGTTTGTTACTAGATATAGTTGGAAGGCTGCAACAAAATCAGAATAAGTTGAAATACCTGAGTTTAATATATTATTAAAAGACCCACTATTAGTGTTAGTCGCCACTTTTTTTCTCCATTATTTATTTCATGCTTATTATATTTAACAAATAAGTCTTAAAAATTAGTATTAAGCAGCATTAGAATTGTAGCTACTCTGCGAAAAATTCATAGCTATAGATGAATTCCTAACTAAGCTCTGCACTGTAACCCAAGCAAACCCAACTGTAACTGTTAAAGTTTGAGTAGCCACATCTGAAGAAGCAGTTATTTTTTGTATAATTATCCTAGGGTCATATCTAGCTACATACTGTGCTATTCTATTTTTAGCTAGATTAGGCAATCCTGTAACAATATTTTCAAATAATAAAGTTAATAGAGGATTTCCTAATCTAGGATTAAACCATCTTTCTCCAGGACTAGTTGTGAAGAGGTTATATAAAGCCACCTGAATTGCCTGCTCATCTACTAATAACATTTGATCAGAGTACTTGTAGTTAATATCTAACCAATTATTTCTAAATAAATTAGTATCTGTCATTTAATTATTTCTTCCTAGCAATTTATTTGTAAACCTGATGTATTTTCGTAAGGAGGTAGTATTTGTACACTCTTTAAAGTCAAGACATCATAAACAGTTAACAAGTCATTAGTAGTGAAAGTATCTCCTAATTGATTAGGTAGAACCGCTATATAATTAGAAGGAATATTGTTCATATTCGAAGAACCAGAAAAGTAATAATCCGCACAAGAGCTAGTAGCATACTCTGTCATGCCAAAAAATAAAGCACTATTTAAAAAAGTATTAAAAGTTTGTAAGTTATTTTGTGCTGAAAGCAAGTTTTGGTATTGTGTGTCATTAGATACGCTTACACTTTGCAAAGCATTTGTCAAATTAAATTTATTAATCAAAGAAGTTGCATTAAGCATTTCATTAAAGTAACTAGCTGTGGGTTGGAAAATATAATTTTGTAAGAAAGAATCATTAATAACTAAAACAGAGGCACTATTAACTAAAGAAGTAGAAGTATCTGCTAAAAAGTTTTCTATAGAGTCTAAAGTAAAAGCTAAAACTCCTCCATTTGCATAAATTTCTGTAGCTATATCATTTTGTGTGGATCTACTCACAGCATCAAAATTAGTACACCATATTCCTGTAATTATTTGGTTGTATTCTGTGAAAATGGAAGTAATCATCCCAGAAGTGTACAATTCACAGTCTATACCAATAAATACTTTTAAAGTTGGTTTAATCACTAGAGCTGCCTGAATTGAAGTAATGTCAGAAGCTAAAGCAGAACCAGTTTTTAAGTTTGTGTATATAGAAGAATACGCACTTAAAATATAAGGACTTGTAGAACCTAGACCATTAATTGTATTCAGAGTATTCAAATATATTAAGGCTGGAGAAATGCCAGCAGCTGAAGAGTAGGCAGGTTGAACTTTGTTGCCATAAGAGTAATTCCAACCACAGATACCTCCCATACTTGGAAAATTAGGACCAAGAGGACCAAACGGTGGAACAGGAGTATTTGACATATTTATTTCCTTTAATTTATCTTTAAATTTATTCTGGGAGTTCAATTCCGAAAACTTTACCACCCGAGTTTATTATTCCAAAAAGTAAACCTGCATTACCTGCAACAGCACCAGATTTGTAGAGTAAAATACCATTACTTAAGTATAGTTCTGATTTAAGTACATATTCGACTACAGGTGTAATTTCTTCAAACAAAGTTCCATCATACGTAATGCAGTACAACTTCCCATCATCTCCTACTAAGATGGCGGTATCTTCAGGATAAGCTGGAGAACTTAAAACTAGCATACCTGTTGTAGGGTAAACTTCATTAGTAATATTTACATTTTTAAAGGATAGATCAACTCTTACTGGAGAACCTAGTATAAGTTGGTTGTAAGCTATTCCCTCGTGATGAAGTAGAATACCATCAGTACCACAATTATCTGGGATTACAAGAATTCCATCTGCAACATACCCTTGAGATATTAAAACTCTATAAGCTACTAAGCTTCTACTTAGTGATTGTGGAATTATAGGGTTAACTCTTTCTATATTTTGTAAAATAATTCTTAGCTCATCTGAAGTTATTACAATATCTATTGTTTCATTCATATAACTACCTACAGATAAAATTGGTTATTTTGGTTAAAAACTATTACGTTTCTAGACAACAGTTTTCTGTATTTACTATTAGAGATAAACAAACTTAAATAATACACTCCATTATAATTTAAAGTTTCTTTAGCAGAAAGGTAAAACAGTATTTGGTTATTTATTTGCTTAATATTTCTTAAATTTATATTAGATACATAGGTTTTCTCTTCAATTTCACAGGAATACAAATTTTGAGCTTCTAATTTAACACTAATATTGTATCCTGTAAGATTGAAAGGCACATTGGGTTGTCCAAAAGCACCTTGAACACTAAGGGCAAAATTTAAATTTAAATCTGTACCTTCAAAGCATTTTAAAACATTCATATTGTAATTAGACATTCACTTTACTTTCATTATACACTAGGAATTCCAGAATTTCCTGTCACACTTCCTGCAGAATTACTATAGCTACCAGCAGAGTGAGTATGAGTTCCTAGATTAACAGTAGTACTTCCTACTGTAGTAGATATTTGACCATTTACAACTAAATTTCCATTGATTACTACTTGTGCTGCTTCTATTTGTACACTACAAGCTGCATTTGTTAAAGTAATTTCAGAATTTGAAACTTGTAAATTACAGTTACCATTAATTACTTTAGCATTCCCAGATGAGTCAATTGATATTGAAGTATTTGTTGAGGTTATAATACTTATTGAACCATCTGTGTTTACTTTAAAAGTATTTCTGTATTCATCTACCCAACCATAACTCCCAGGATCTGTAAATTGAGAAGGTTTTGTAGTTCCATCTATTATTTGACTTATTACTATTCCAGAAGTTTCTACTCCTGAGTCAAAAATTACTAATACCTTAGAATTATTATTAGGTATAAAGAAACTATTAACTCCTTCTGAAGCTCCTCTCATAATTCCTGAGGAAACTACACAAAAAGGCAAGGAATTATCCTCTATGTCATCCCAGATACCTGCTATTCTTACTCTAATTTGTCCAATTATAGCCTTATCTGAAGGATTATTGTCTATCACCTGACCTATAAAGAACTTACCAATATAGGAATCTGCGTATTTACTTACTTCTGTTGAATCGTGAAACATTAAAATACCTCTTATTTATAAGATAATAAGTCTTATGAAGTAGCAGGTATTTGAGCTTGGTACACACTCGCTGAAACTACAAGAAGTTTTTCATAGTAAGTGTTATTATAAGATATTATAGTTTTTCCAATAAGCACGTAATTTCCGTACTGTTGATCAGTGCTTTGAGTTATACTTATAGCTGTCCCAGGCAAAAGACCTGGCATCCTAGCATTAATTGTTATTTCTCTTAAAGTATTATATAAAGCAGAAGTTCTAATAGAATTAATTCTAGAAAAAAACTGCTGTTGATCTTCATTACCTATGTTTAAAGGAGAGGCTATGGCTTTATTTATTCCTGTAGGGGCAGTATAATTGTATTGAGTATTAATAAATATCTGTGAGTTATTGTTATTAGAAGTTTCTCCAGATTCTAAAGAATATTGTGAAATATTTGCACCGTAAGAATAATTTGTATGGTGATTACTAGAAGGTTTACTTACTAACCAATTAGAAACAATAATATCTGGGATTATAATAACATGGTCATTATCAAAATTTTGCATTGTACTATACAAATCAGAAACTACAATATAATTACCTGTATGGCAGTACATTGGTAGTGTATTTTCATTGCTAACACAACAAGGAGTTATATAATTTTTTAAATAAGAGCCAAAATCTATTCTTGAACTTTTAAAAAACTTAAAGTTATAGGAAGAAGTTACACTCAAATTACTTAAAAATTGAGCACCTCCTAAATCACACAAAGAAATAACTTCTTGAAGAGCATCAATAGGAGAACCTGAAAATTGCCAAGATTTTCCTGGATATAAATAACTAGAATAATAATAACCATATAGAGCATAATTAACATAATTATTACTAGCCGACTTTATATTAGCTTTAGTTAACATAAAACTAATAGGCTCATTCATATCATCTGGGGAAGTACCCATTTGCACGGTCAATATAGCCCCTTCTACTAAAAGCAAATCTAAAGGCATTCCTGAAATAAAAGATACTTCTAAATAAAGTAAAGGGGCTACGTAACTACTACTCCAACGGATAAAAACATTAGATACTTTAGAAACTGTAGTATCTATAGGTTGACCACTAATAAATAAATTTACATAAGATGTATTAATCATTAGATTGATACCAATCCATTAATATTAGATAAATTTTTATTATTAGTAGGGGATAGTAATTTCAAATAATTATTAATATCAGTTAATGAAGGATACTTAATTTTAGATGTACAAAGTATATTGAATGGATTAAGATTCCCATTAATTACACCCAATAGAGACCAATAATCAGTGGTATTATAAATATTATAACTAATTAAAGGTAAATTATTAGTCTCAACTACTGTGACTACATGAGAGTATATACTATTAGACACTAAGTTCCTTAAACCTTCATTATCTATGTAAGACAATGGGGAAATATAACCAGAACCATTATATGAATAAATTTGATATTTGTATTTTTCTCTAAAATCCATTAATAATCCTTAATTATTATAAAAAATTTGAAAACTATTAAAGTCTTGGTTTACTAAATATTGTTGAGCTACAATTTCAGCATTACCTGAAATAAAAGGAGCACTTACTGCTTCAAATGTAACTGTACCTGTAGCATAAGTATAGGAGGCAAAAGTATCATTAGTGCTTAATAAAGAACCAGGATTAAATTTAGAGTTCCCTCTGATACAGACTCTATTAGGTACAGTGAAATCTACTGAAGTTAAGATTACCTGAGGAAAATACAGAAAGTTACCTAAATATAAGCTCGCACTTTGAGAAGAACTATCAATTAATAAATTAAATGCGGACTGTGTGGAGTTATTAACATATGAAGCAGTAGCATCTCCAGCGTTTACTAAACTACTACTTAAAGAATCTGCTCCTGAAGAAAAGTCTGAAGCAGAAGTAACATTGTTAAAAGCTTGAATAGTACTATTTATAACATTATTTAAAGTTGATTTATTAGAACTTACTTGTGAAGAAAAATAATTACTTAAATCTGAAGAAGAAACATAGTACATAGGTGCAGTAAACAAGTTAGAATTTTGAGATATCACGTTTCTAGGAGTTAACATAGAGTACAAAATAGAAATAGGGTATTCTACTTCTATTCTTGGGTCATCCCTAGCAATTAAAACTACAGGTATTGTAATTTTAGGAGCACTTATCCCATTCCAGACAGGTAGCTCTGCAAAGGGGTTAAATAGAGTCCTACCTGTAGCTCTGTAGGCTGCGTATGCACTATTACCAAAAGCGCTTGTAACAGCTTTTTCTATCATTTGAGAAAAAGGTCTATCATAATTACTATTTAGTGTTAAACTAAAAGAATCATTTAAAGGCTGCATAACTAATATAAATTCTTTATAATAGTTATACTGCTGCCCTGGATCTTGGACATCTAAAACTATATAATTATTACTAACCTGACCTGAACCACCTAACAAGTTTATTGAATCTACACCCAAAGTATCATTTTGAGAAGAGAAAAATTTAGTGCTTGAATCAAAATTACTTTCAGCGTTTAAATTTAGTTGAGACATTATGTCTTGAAAAAAGGTTTGATCTTTTCCTGAACTAGAATCAGCCTTTATTTGAACTCCATAGTTAAAAAGAAAGTCTGGACTTTGATCTGCTAAAGCTGAAACTTCAGAAACTGGACTATTAGAGTTAGTAGTGCTTGAGTAAGATGTGGGTGAAGTAGGAATACTTGGCATTATTGAACTCCTAAGTTTTTCATAAATATTACAGGATCTACTTGGTGTAAATAGGCATCAGAGGAAGTTATAGGATTAGCAGAAGAAGAAACTGCTGAAGTTTTCGAAGAAGTACTTTGCAGGTTTGTCATGTCAGAAGATTTTTTAGTAGCACTATTTTTATCTACAATAAAATCACTTTCTTTGGCATTCTTTACAGATGTAGAATAACTCAATTTAGCTATTTTAGAATCTGAATTACTGACAGTTTTATCAAAAAAATCCCCTAAATTATCTACAAATCTATTGATAGCAATATTTTGTTTATTTGGATTTTTCTTTTCCCATTTAGCTTTAGCTGTAGGTGGTAGATTGGAATAATCAAAAGCAGTGGGTACTCCATTTGAGTTTTTATCTAGCAAAGAAAATACTTCATCAGATGCAAAATCGGCTAAGTATTTAGTTACAGTTCTAAAAGCCTTATTAGTTCCATTTATAATGGATTTTTCTAATGAAGTTTCATCTCCTCCCAAAGCTATTGGATTTAAGTCGTTTAAACCAGTAGTTTTTTTAGAGTTTATTCCTTCTGCAGTTGCTTTAGTAGCTTTAGCTATATCCGCTAGATACATTCTTTCTTCGTTAGGTCTATTAGGAGTTTTGCCTTGAGTAGTTATGATGTTGTTTAAATCATTCATAACTTTATCTGTATCTAGTTTAGAACCTTCAGGTAGTTTATTTATGTAGTCTGTTATATTGCCGGCACCACCATGCACTGCTTCAGCCACAAGAATTTGTTTAGCATTTTCAGAAACATTTAAATCTTTTCTTGAATCTAAAGCATTTAAAACTTTGCTACTATAAACATTTTCAAAAGTTTTGTCCTGTAGATCCTTAAATTCTTTATCTTTAGAGTTATTTTTAAAAAATTTAGCTAAAGATTCATAATCTTTGTTAGAATAATCTCTATTTAACTCTTCATAAAATTTAGAATTATCCTTTTTAGCTTGCTGTACTAACTCATAAAGCCCTCTTTTTTCACCTTTAGAACTATCAACTGTGAATTGATAAGCCCCAAAAGCTTCTTTCTCTGGAGAAACACTCCCATAATCACCTTTACTCTCTACAAGTTTAGTTAATTGAGAATACTTGGAACCACTTAAAACATTTTTTGTTGGAGAAAAAATAGAATCTTGAAATTTTTCTAACCAACCTTTAACTGTGTTACCTAAAGAAGTTTTATTAAGTAAAGTAGTCACTCCTCCTAACAAAGCCCCAGCTAAAGGTAAGGTTAATGAAGTAGCTAGAGGACTTTTACCAATTGCTTGAGCTGTATTTACTATAGGGTTATTTTTTAAAGTTTTAAGAATACTTCCAAAGCTATCATAGAAATAATAAAAACCATTACTAATTTTCTTAAGAGAAAGAATTACTGAGTTATTTTGAAACAACTTTGTTCTAGCTTTGTTCTTTTTTTCCTTATCATTATTTTTTAAAGTAGTATTTATGTCTGCTAAATTCTTTATTATAGCTTCATTATACTTTTTTAAATCATCAACAGATAACTGCTTTTGAGGTCTATCAAAAGAGGAATTCTTTTTATTATTAGCTTTAGAAAATATATTAGACATCTGGAGTTTCTTTATTTAATTCTTTGTTTAATTTAATTAATTCTACATACAAACTTTCTAATTCTAAGAAATAATCATCTTTAGATACTTGTCTATTAGAAAATTTAGAAAGAAGTAAAGTCTTTCTTAAAAGGTCTTTGTAATCTACCTTAGGGAAAAAAAGAAGCAAGGTCAAATTCAAATTCTAGTTTAACCTCCTCTTTTTTTGGATCCTCTGGGTCAAAAGTTGTGATAGATTCAGTGACACCATGGTAAAATTCTATTATATGAGACTTTATGTCATTAATGGAATCAGCATCTAAATTCTTATAAAATGATATTTTTTCTTCTGGAGAATTTCCATTTACAAAAGAAAAATACTCCATTATAAGATTTAATTCTTTTTTGTGTTTCAAATAATACAAATTATCCTGTACAGTAGTATAAGATAACCAAGGAAAAAGAGGTCTTTGCTCGTTCTTTAATTCCTTAATGTTTAAATCGGTTTGATTAACTCTTACCGTAACTACTTTTTCTGTCTTATCTTCTAATATTCTAGTATATTTAATAAAAAAAGGATTTCTGGGATAGCTGTTAAATCTTAGCCAATATAAAACATATTTATAATCATCCAGAGTTAAATCATACGCAGAATAATCTTTAATACAATCATTTATTACAGAAGCTATTCTTTCTTCCTTATCAAAATCTTCAGATAAGGTTAAAGCAGAGTAAATTAATTCTATGTGTTTTATTCTTAATAAATCCACCACAATAAAATCTTTTTTATCTTTATAAAAAACTCCATGAGAAGGTAGATCTATTCTGTGCCCAGTTATAGATGAAGTCATTTCTTTACTTACTTCTCGAGCTATTGTATGTTTTGTATCTTTAGGAGGTACTACAGAATTATTATTTTTCTTAGGATTGAAATTAAACTCGAACATTTATGAATCTTTCAAAAATTATTTATTAAATACACCTGCTATAATTCCACCAAATTTTTCTTCTAGTGCCTGCTGTATAGGTTGTAAGATAGTTGCTAGTAAATTTCCCAACAAACCTAAAGGGAAAAAAGTTGTGTAATTAGAAAGAGCCAATACAGACATTACATCCCATATTGCTAGAACCTCAACTGTCTCACACTCAAATTCAATTTGAGGAGTTATAATAGAGTCATTTTTATTAGTATTAAAAGAAAGATTATTAATACTGTAAGGATGACAGCCATTAAGAAAAAATATACCTGAGCCATTCTCACCAGCGCCAATAGCTACTAATAGTATAGGTTTTTTGTAATAATTAACAGGATTCCAACCTACTCCATTTGAGCTTGCTACTAATGATTTCCACTTATGAAAATAGTTAGTAATAGTTAAGTATTGATCTTCTACAAAAACAATAGACCCTCTTCTACACCTAGAATCAGTAGGTATTTCAGTGGTTTTACCTCTAAAAGTATGACTAGTACTCTCAAAATATGAAGGAGGTATATTAAACTCTATAACTCTGTCAAATGAGATTGTAGAGCCTACGATTACAGGTAAAAAGGCGTAATACATCGTGCTTTGTAAAGGTTCTGCCCCATACCAGTTAGGAGAACCTACTAATCCTGTAGGTTCTATAAGTGAAGTACCTAACTCCGCAGCAACGGATGCTCCAACCTCAAATAGAGGATTAGTATTAGTTACTTTGTTTATAATCGTAGACATACAAACCTTTAAAATTAAACAGCGGTAGTGATATCTGGTACTACAATCTTAGAATCTTCCGTGTAATTAATATTTTCAGGATTAATTACTGTATTAGTGTCAAACCAGTCATAAGTCCAAGTAACAGAGAAAGTTACAGGTGAACCCTCACTAGAAGAACCTAATTCAGAAGGAGTTATCTTTGATGGCCATACATTATATAGATTGAAAGCTAGAGATTGCTGATTACTAGCATTCAACATATATACAGTTAATTTAGGAGCAATATAAGTGCTTTTAGGATTAGGTATCCCTGTATTAAGTGGAACTATTAAATTAGACCATGCATATAATGTGTTTACCACTGTAGTGGAAGCAGTCTCAATGAATGAAGTCGTAATTGAATCCCCGAAGTCTCTTCTACCTGCCCATTTAACTTTTTGTCTATGTATCCAAACTGAAACTTGTTGATTTTGCAATTCAGGTACAGAAGTAGTAACATTTTTAATTGTTAATTCATTAGAAGCACTAGTTGGATTAGAGAGTGTAGCTCCTAAAGCAGATGGTAGATTTGGTATAACAAGCTCGTAATTATCGCTAAGAAATACGTCTGATAGACCGGATACTGATTGTATTGAGATGGACAAATTAATTCTCCTTAATTATTTAAATAAATTCATTCAAATAATATCTAATTATTTAAATTAGATATTATTTTTATTTTGTAAGATTTAAGATGGTGTTAAACTACTTCCCAAAAAACAAAATAAATATTTTTCGATGGATCTTCTTTTCTGGAAGAATCATGTAAATATATTTTATTTTCAAAGTCATATTTTTTATAAGGTTTTTTATTCTTTATACTAAAATTTAATCCGGCTCCAGAAGAAAGATTTAACTTAATTTTAGCATCTTTATAACTTATAAAATTTTCAATAACTAGTTTTTGATATCCTTTAATTATGAAAGATTGAATGGGTTTCCTATTCAAATATCCTGCTTTTTCAACATCATATTTTTT